AAGCATCGGCACGCGCGACTATTAAAGATTTTTATTTTCGGGCGTGTGTTACTAGAAAAAAGTTTGCTTGCGTAACGTGTGGGGGGGTGTCTGGCAGGTCGGTATGCCCAGGCGCGGGGGCGCGGCTTCTTTGTACACAAGATGGGATCGCAGAACACACAAATGGCAAAGATCACCAAAAAAGTTGAAGAGCAGATAGTGGAAAGCCTTGCCGATGGCCACAGCCTTACAAAGGTGTGCCAGGATGTAGGGATTAACCGCTCTAGTCTCTATAGGCGTATGGCTAACGATGAGGCCCTAGAGAGGGCTGTGAGGACGGCTCAGGCGCAATCTGCGGAGAAGGCACTGGAAGAGTTGGATGAGATCTACAGTGACGCTTTATCTGGGCGCAAAAAATACGATCCAAACATCTTGAGAGATTATTCGCATCATGTTCGCTGGAAGGCTCAGAAGATTCTTTCTGACAGGTATGGCGAGCAGAAGAACAGGGCTGGCGTTGAGATCTCTGATGGCTCGATTAGGATAATGTGGGAGAGTGACTCTGGCTCAGGTGAAAATTCCGTATAAGCCAAGGGCTTTACAAGCGGAGATGCACAACAGTTTGAAGCGCTGGAATGTCTTGGTAATGCACAGACGTTTCGGCAAGACAGTGTTTGCTGTTAATCACATGATCAAGCGGGCGCTGACTAACCCTCTTCCCAGGCCAAGAGTTGCGATGGTTGCCCCGACATTTACTCAAGCAAAGCGTATCGCTTGGGATTATGTTAAATACTATGCTGGTGTGATACCAGGCGTCACCTTCAATGAGACAGAACTTAGGGCTGACTTTCCTAATGGTGGCAGATTGATGCTGTTGTCTGCAGAACATCCTGATGCCTTGCGTGGTATTTATCTTGATGACTGTTTCTTTGACGAGTTTGGGATGCAAAACCCAAGGGTGTGGGGGGAGGTTGTTCGGCCAGCCCTATCTGACAGGGAGGGCTCTGCAACATTTCTAGGTACACCAGCAGGCCACAATCATTTTTTTGATATTTTACAACAAGCCAAAGAGCAGATGGAGGATGGGTCTGAAGATTGGTATTACAAGATATGTAAGGCCAGTGAGACAGGGATTGTAAAGCAATCTGAATTGGAAGCTGCCCGTGCCCAGATGACACCAGAACAGTATGAGCAGGAATACGAATGTTCCTTCAGTGCTTCCATCATAGGCGCGTATTACGGCAAGTTGCTTTCCGATGCTGATGAAGATGGTAGGATTACGCGCGTGCCATACGATCCTGCCTATCCTGTTCATACGGCCTGGGATCTTGGGATTAACGACAGCACGGCGATTTGGTTTGCCCAGACCTTCCGAGGCGGATCAGTTAATATTATTGATTACTATGAGAGCAGTGGTGTTGGCCTTGACCATTATGCCGAAATTTTGCGGCAGAAAGACTACCACTACGGCGATCACCTTGCACCGCATGACATTGAGGTGCGGGAAATTGGTAGTGGCCGATCAAGACTTGAAACTGCCTTTTCATTAGGAATTAGGTTCCGCGTTATTCCAAAGATGAAAGTAGCTGATGGAATAAATGCTGCGCGTATGATAATACCTAAGTGCTACTTTGATCGTGATAAATGTTCGAGTGGCTTGGAGATGTTGAGACAATACAGGCAGGAATGGGATGAGCGGCGCAAAGTCTTTAGGGATCACCCAAGACATGACTATACTAGCCATGCCGCAGATGCGTTTCGTTACCTGGCTATTGGCCTCGACAACAAACAGAGGATGGTCAAGCCACCTCAGCAAATCGCAATGAACGAATACAACCCCTTCACCCTCTAGGAGATATTACCATGATGCGAGCACCATCACCCCCACCACCACCGCCTGCACCAGAACTTCCCTCGCCAACAGATGAAGCGCGCGGCGCAGCAATGGCAGAAGAAGCCATCAAGGAACAACGCAAGAAGCGCCGTGGCCGTGGATCAACCATCGTTGCTGGCCTGACAGAAGAAGGCGCAGCACAGGGCACCGCAGGCCGCCCAACAATTCTGGGGTAAATTATGGAAGAGAAGATCAAAAACCTAATCGCACGTTTCGAGTCTCTTGAAGGCTATCGTGATTATTGGAATACGCACTATCAAGAACTGGCTGACTATATGCTGCCACGCAAGGCAGATATTGTTAAGAAGCGTAGCCGTGGTGAAAAGCGCATGGAGCTTATCTATGACGGCACTGCGTTACAGGCTGTTGATCTTCTCTCCGCCTCCCTCCATGGAATGTTGACCAGCGGAGCGGCACCTTGGTTTCATTTAACTTTAAAGAATGATGTCATTGCCCAAGATGATGACGTGCGTGAATGGCTAGAAGACACAAGTGGCCGCATGATGCGCGCGCTTAACCAGTCAAACTTTGAAACTGAAATTCACGAAATGTATGTGGATTTGGTTGTTTTCGGGACTGGTTGCATGTTTTCAGAGATGGACGGGAATCGTATTCGTTTTTCAACCCGTCACATATCAGAATACTTCATCCAAGAAGATCAGTACGGCATGGTCGATACTGTGTTTCGTAAGTATAAGATGGCCGCACATCAAGCCATGGCTAGGTTTGGTGATGAAGCCAGTGACTACATCAAAAGGGTTTTTGAAAAGAAGCCTGATGAAGAAGTAGAAATTTTGCACGCAGTCTATCCAAGAAAAGATCGTGATGGTCAAAAACGTGACAATAAGAACATGCCATTTGCTTCTGTGTATATTTGTATGCAGTCGAAAATGCTTTTGTCTGAAAGCGGCTTTGAAGAAATGCCGTATGTTGTCCCACGCTTCCTGAAGGCAACAGGGGAGACGATGGGTAGATCGCCTGCGATGGTGGCGTTGCCAGACGTAAAGATGCTCAACCTTATGTCTAAAACCATCATCCAAGCTGCCCAGAAACAAATAGATCCCCCGCTTCTTGTTCCTGATGATGGATTCTTGCTCCCAATCCGTACGCAGCCAGGCGGTCTCAATTTTTATCGGGCGGGTAGTCGGGATACGATTACGCCGCTCAACACAGGTGCAAGCATTAGCATCGGCTTAAGCATGGAAGATCAGCGCAGGCAGGCAATCCGATCCGCCTTCTTCGTAGATCAGTTGCTCATTGGTGGCAGTGCAAACATGACGGCAACCGAAGTTATTCAGCGTCAAGAAGAGCGTATGCGTGTGATTGGCCCTGTTCTTGGGCGCTTGATGAATGAGATGTTGCGGCCATTGATTGAGCGCGTGTTCAACATGATGTTGCGTAATGACATGCTTGCTATACCACCTGAGGCATTGCAGGGGCGTGATATTGATATTGAGTATGTATCACCGCTTGCACGCGCACAGAAATCAAGCAGCTTGAGCAACACGCTCAAAGCACTTGAGATTCTTCTTCCGCTTTCTGAGGGCTTGCCCGTTGCAGATCATATCGACCCTGACGGCCTTGTTCGTCATGTGGCCGATAGTCTTGGTGTGCCGAAGGTCACAATGAGGTCGCAGCGTGAGATTGCGGAACTGCGTGAGGCGCGTCAGCAACAGCAGCAACAGCAGCAGGAACGACAGCAAACGCAGGAGGATGTTTACACTGCGGCCCAGGCTGCACAGGCAGTAAGGATGGTAGGTCAGTAATGCAGGAAGTTTTGAAACTGCGCGCAATGTATAAGAGCGTGTTTGACACCGACAATGGTCAAAAGATTTTAAAAGATTTGGAGGCTAGATGTAACTGGCGCTCCACAAGCTATGTGGCTGGCGATCCTAATGCCACCGCATTTGAGGAAGGTAAAAGAGCGGTTCTTTTACATATTCACAGCATGATGACAGAGGATAAATAATGTCTGAAGAAGCAATCGAACAGGTAGACCAGCCAGTAGAAAACCTCGAAACCCCAGCCGAGGTAGCATCTGGCGGTTCTGGTGACAACTTCAAAGCAATGATTCCAGAAGAAATTAGGGATCACCCAAGCCTTTCACCGATCAAAGATGTAGAAAATTTGGCACGCAGCTATGTAAACGCACAGCGTTTGGTGGGTGCCGATAAGATTCCGATGCCTGTAAATCCAACAGATGAAGATCTGGACATGATTTATGACAGGCTTGGCAGACCAGAAAGCCCAGACGGGTATGAGATTGACGTTGATGGCAACATTGTAAATGAAAACATTGCTGCCGAATACAAGGACTTCGCCCACAAACTACGACTCAATCCACAGCAGGCAAAGGGCATCCTTGAATTTTATAAATCGCATGTTGAAAATGCAAGCGTTCAGGCTGCGGAAATTAATGAACAACAGATTGAAAATGTAGAAAGCGAACTGCGCTCAGAGTGGGGCCGAGCCTACGAAACCAAAGTGCAGGCTGCACAATCTGCTGTCCGTGATTTCTTGAACGATGACGTGCTTGAGCTAACACTTTCTGATGGCACAAAGATTGGCAATCATCCTGACTTCATCAGGGCGTTTGCAAATATCGCAGAGTTTCGCAATAGCGTAACAAGCGAGGATACCATCAGCGATCAAGCGCGTAACATGGTAATGACACCAGCCCAGGCCCAGGCCGAGATTGATGCCATTATGAATGACAAGACCCACGCATATTGGGATCGCCGCAACCCTGCTGGCCGTGAAAAAGCAGTAGAGCGCGTTAAGGATCTTATGGAGATGATCCATGGATGATCTAACGCCATTAGCGGTGCGCCTAGAAGTATTGCGTATTGCAGTTGAATTTGGGACTGCGCGTGATATAATGAACCCACATTTACTCGCAGACAAGTATTACGAGTGGGTAATGCAGGGTAGCGATGACAATCGTCCTGCTGGCAATCGGAAAGACGATGGGCCAAAGCGGCCTAGAAAAGCTAGGAATGTCCGTGCAGACGGGGAGCAGTCCGCAAAAGTTGTTCAAATGTCAAACGTAGATAAGGAGTGAGACAATGTCTTCACAAGTAACTACGGCGTTTGTCCAGCAGTATTCTGCAAACGTGCAGATGCTTTCACAGCAGATGGGTTCCCGCCTGCGTGATGCGGTTCGCGTTGAGAACATTGTTGGCAAGAACGCCTTTTTCGATCAGGTAGGACAGGCTACCGCGCAGAAGCGCACCACCCGTCATGCCGACACCCCACAGATTGACACCCCACACGCTCGTCGTCGGGTTTCACTCGTTGACTATGAGTATGCTGATCTTATCGACGATCAGGACAAGGTTCGTATGCTCATCGACCCAACCTCCGCCTATGCTCAGGCTGCTGCTGCTGCCATGGGCCGTGCAATGGATGATGAAATTATCGCCGCTGCATTTGGCACTTCCTTTACTGGCGAAACTGGTTCAACACCAGTAACCTTCCCTGTTGCTCAAACAGTAGTAGAAGGCAGCGCTGGTATGACCATCGACAAACTTCGCGCTGCAAAGCGTGTGCTTGATTCAAATGACGTAGATCCTTCGATCCCACGTTATCTTGCATTGGGCCCACAGCAGATCGAAGACTTGCTCGGCACAACCGCTGTTACTTCTAGCGACTTCAACAGCGTAAAAGCATTGGTACAGGGCGAAATTGATACCTTCATGGGCTTCCGTTTCATCATGACCAACCGTCTTCCAATCGACGGCAATAACGTCCGTGATTGCTTCGCTTGGGCAGAAGATGGCCTCGCTCTTGGCGTTGGCAAAGACATTATGGCTCGCATTGATGAGCGTGCAGACAAGGGTTATGCAACCCAGGTTTACTACTGCATGTCTATCGGCGCTAGCCGTATGGAAGAAGCCAAGGTCGTAAAGATCGAGTGTGACGAAGATGTAAACACCTCACAACAGGGTACTGCATAATGAGCACGAAAAACTCCGATCTGGTAGCAAACTTTGAGGCAACCCCTCAGGTAGCTAACCCTGCCCACGAACTGCATGGCGTGAAGCGTGTGGCTCAGGGCACAATCGCATTGGCCGCTGGTGACATCGGTGCAGCAGACATTGTCATGCTTGCCCCAGTACCAAGCAATGCTTCAATCACAAGCATCAAGATTGCAAATGACGATCTTGATTCTGCAACCACCATCACTGCTGATGTTGGCCTCTACACCACTGCTGGTGAAGCTGCTGACGTTGACGTTTATGCTGATGGTTCAACAACCATGCAATCAGCGACAGCCTTTGCTGACGTTGAAGCAGAATATGCCTTTGTTACCCGCGACATCAATCTTTGCGGTCAACAGGTTTGGGAAGATGCTGGCGCAACCAGCGATCCAGGCGGCTTCTACTATGTAGCTGTCACATTCCCTACTGCTGGCGATCAGGCTGGCGATCTATCCTTCATCATCGAGTATGTGGTGAACTAAAGACACTTGAGGGGGCTTCGGCCCCCTCTCCCTTTTTTGGGCGGAGTGTTCATGGATAATCAGGATAAGCTGGCTTGGTGCAAGTTAGGTGCTGAAAAGGAACAAGAGTTTCTTATTAAGCACGACTTCAAGGATGTTTTCTTTAGGATAAACCCCAAGAAAGAAAGCAACAAATACGCGAATGATTTTCGTATAGAAATGCCTTGTGATCTAAAAACAATCACAACGCCTTGGCGAAAAGCAAAAAAACTTTTTGGCATACCAAGCGCCTATGCCATATCTGTAAATACAAAAGATATACACCGATACCAACGATTATACCCCAATATAATAATTGTGCTTGATGTTCAGTTTGAAGAATATAGGGCAACACATTTTACCGATTTGCATAAGATTAATGAACTTATCACCTCTGACCAGGCACACTTTCACGAATACAATAAAAGGAAAAACGACAAGCAAGGTAATGCAAAAAGTAGCTGGATATTTGATGTAAGGCACTTTCCAGTGTTACAATGTATCGAACCCGAAGAAGAGAAATAACATGCCATCAAAAGTAGACATTTGTAACGAAGCCCTGGATCTTATTGGTGCTCAAACAATTATTTCTTTGACTGAAAATTCAAAGGAAGCGCGTTTGTGCAACCGCCGCTTTGATACTGTTCGTGATTCTGTCTTGCGTTCCCATCCGTGGAACTGTGCCATCACAAGAAAAGAGATTGCTGCTGACAGCCAGGCGCCTGCTTTTGGTTTTACATACCAGTATTCTTTGCCGACAGATCCTTATTGTTTGAAGGTGTTGTCATTCTGGAACAGCAATGTTGATAGTGAGATTGCTGCGTATGACAGCCAAGTTATGTTTAAGATCGAGGGCAGAAAGATCCTATCTG